CCGACCAGAATTACTTTCCTTCTAGGAGCCGTAATAGGTTCTTGTAGTTTTTCTTTAGCAGACATAATTAAATTTTCTAGCTTCTGTAAAAATTCAAGCATTCTTTTCTCCCCCTATGCCTTCGGCCCCCATCCCATATAGATGCCTACTGCTAGTGCCGTTAAAATTGCTGTTGTAAATATCCTTGTTACTGTTTGACCGACTGTTTGTTTAGTAGCTCTCCAAGTATCTAATAGACCTCTTAGTTCTTTAACATCATCATAAGCATCTTGATCAGAAAGTCCAATCTCTTTCAACGCTTGCTTTGCCCCCTCTTGAGCCGCATGTTGAATAATTACTTCTAGTTCTTCGTCGGTCATCATAATTATTTTTCCTTATTCTGCTAAAGCATCTAAATCATCGTGAGTAGTACAGGCATTAATAGCTGTAAGCTTTGTATCTTTAGTGGTTTTCGCTGCAACAAATGTATCTATATCCATTTCACCGCCCTCTACCTCAAGCCGAGTCTGCTCATTAGCTACTTCCTGAAATTCGCTATTAGCCTGACCAATCAACCCCTCTTTACGCTGCGCTATAGTCAAATCCTGCACCCCGTAAACAATCTGTACCGGATCAGCACTTAGATCAAACGTATGTCCAGTATAGATTTGCTTGCCATCGGTAATTTCAGGACGCACTTCAACGGCTGATTTCCAGCCAGCTTCTCCCGCAGGAGGCTGTGTGTCCCAGACCTGTGTTACTTTTTCGTTTTCAATTTTTACAAATAATGACATATTAGTCTCCTGTTAATTAATTAATTAAGGTGATTTAAGTCCCGCCCTCAACGGCCCTGTGGTTCCACGAGAAGCCTCTCTCCATGTAGTGAGTGACCCAAGTTGAACTGGGGAAGAATAAGTGGTGGTATTATTTAATCCTAACGTACCCGAACTACCAACTCCCCAAGTAAACCAAGCACCACTGGTTGTAAGTGCAGCAGTGTAATCTTTGATTGCGCTTATGTTTGTAGACCATGTAGTCAACGCACCGATTTGAACAGGAGATGAATAAAGGGTGGTATTATTTAATCCTAACTCACCGCCGTGGTTAGTTCCCCACGCCCAGATAGTCCCGTCAGTTTTAGTGGCAAGTGAATGTCGGTATCCGCAAGATACCGCTGACCATGTAGTTAAAGCCCCAATCTGTACTGGAGAATTTCTTTCGGTAGTAGAGCCGTCACCCACTTGACCACTGGAGTTAAATCCCCATCCCCACAATGTACCGTCAGTCTTAATGGCAATACAATGTAGTTGCCCACCATCTACAGAAGCCCAATCAGTAAGTGAGCCAACCTGAACAGGAGAAGAAACATTAGTAGTATCACCTTGGCCTAATTGTCCTCTATTGTTATAACCCCACGCCCATAGAGTGCCGTCAGTTTTAATCGCATATGAGGATTTCTCACCAAAACCTAGTTTAGACCATGTAGTCAACGCACCGATTTGAATAGGAGATGAATAAGTGGTAGTATCTCCACTACCCACCGACCCATAAGGGTTATATCCCCATTGCCATAGAGTCCCATCAGTTTTAATTGCCCCCGCACTGTCCTGATTCCCTGATAATTTCAACCAATCAGTTAGCGCACCTACTTGTTTCGGGGAAGAATAGGCTGTGGTATTGTCTAAAGCTAATTGGCCTTCGGTATTATAACCCCAAGTCCACAGTGTACCGTCCTGTTTAATGGCTAGTGTGGATAGCTGTAAAGTCTCTACAGTCGACCAATCAGTGAGCGCACCAACTTGTACAGGAGAAGAAACATCAGTAGTATCACCTTGGCCTAACTGCCCTTGGTTATTAGCTCCCCACATCCAAAGCTCTTGCGGAATTATGGGTTTAGGCCACAGACCTTGCTTCTCGTAATCCGCTGCCTGATCCAGCGTCCAGATACCCGATGCACTGCCACCTTCGCCGTCCGTAGGGCCGGTAACAGTAGGAGCAGTTTTGCTTATTATCCCTCCGGGCCATTTTCCGCTCATTTAACACTCCGTAATGCTTGTTTCTTTTCGCTTAGGGATTTCCTGATTCTGGCAAAAGGAGCCTTCCAATCACCGAATGTCTCTTGCCGCATTAATTTCATGGTGTCGTAGTAAGGACAAGTATCACCCTCTTGTGCATATAAAAAGTAAGGCATGACAGGGGTAACAACCCAAGTCTCAACGCCCATCGCAGCGGCTAGATGGCTGACCGAAGTACAGGACGAGATCACCAGATCGCAGGATGCAGTTGCCTGTCGCGTATCTTCCCAAGTATTCAGTGGAACTTTCTCAACCCACGGTGGACATTCCTCCACAGCTTCATCGCGCTGTAACGAGATAAAATCCGCATCTACGCCCTTCACGGCATTGAACATAAGCTCGTAAGGGAACTTCTTGTGGTGTTCGTGTTCAAACATACTCTGCCCCTGCCAGCGCAGACCAATGCGCTTACGGAAGCCTCTTATGGCCTTGGGCTTGGCGATATATGGCGTACCAGATAAGTCTTCTAACTCAAAACCCAGAGGTACAACAGCCGACATACCCTGCACATAAAAATCATGGTAAGTCCCAAAACACGCCTCATGCTGAACAACCGAACTTACCCCCTCGACATCAACGAACAGCGATGCAAGTTGACCAGAACAACATACGATTACTTTACATCCGCGCTCGGCAATAGGCTTGGCATAACGCACCTGATGGATTTGATCGCCCAAACCACCCTCCAGATATAACAGCACTGTGCCTTTAGTCTTGCCATCCCACGGGCGCGTAGGTAGATCAGGGACTGTATTTCCAAATACCCCCTCTATTCGCCCACGATCCATTAGCTGATAACCTTTCTGTATCTCTCCCTGACGCAGCAAGTACCATCCACGGTTATAGGCCGCTCGATGGTTGTTAGGCTCATCCTGTTCCAGCTTCCGGCTTAAACGCCAGCCTTCAGTAAAGTTACCCATTCTGGACGCAGTTAGCTGAAGGTCTAGGTCATGCAATTCAGGAGTTGTGCGGGGTTTATCCAGCCAGAACTCAGGCTGACAGAAGGTAGTGTAATGATGCTTTAGTACGTCTTTAGGGTCTTCGTTGTGCTGCTTTGCAAGCACAGGCTGGATGTCGTGCATACCTGCGTAGTGGTGTAGCTCCTCGTCATCTTCCTGAACGCTAGTCCCGTCAATTGCCGTGAAGTCATAATCAAAATCAGGCAGGTCTAGGAACTCATGTATTCTATCAAGCTGTGCTTTTGGATCAGCAACAAGGTCTTCGTATTCAACTATGCAGAAACACTCAGGTGCAAACTCATAACCCGTTTGCAGGGAAATGTATGCCGCCTTGAGATGGGTACTAAGCACTTCTGAATAGATAAACTCGTCAAGGTCATCAGGTTTAGCCACACGCACAAAGGAAGCCATGCAGTCAGGTATAGAACGCACTGTAGCAACGATCTTGGGCTTTTCCCCAAGCACTTGTGTCATTGCACTAAGGATTGTCGGGATAGGCCAACCTCTGCCTTTGTCTATAATTACAGGCTCCTCAACATCTTCGTAGAACGTGTCAATCACCGCGCCCATAGTCCGAGACAGTTTGGTTCGCTCCTTGTCGTTCTCGCCAAGAAGTCCCTGCGAATGCCATACGTTAGCCAAGGCATCCAAAGCAAATACCACACCTGACGTTGTAGAAACATGGGTCTGTTTGTTCTGGTTGAGTATAGCCGCCAGTACCGTAGAACCGGAGCGGGGTACACCTGACATGAAATGTATTTGTTTTTTCATATTAGGATTTAATACTCAGCATGAAGTTACCGCTGTCATATATTTTTTCCCAAGTAGTTAAAGCTCCCACTTGTACGGGAGATGAACGGTTAGTAGTATCTCCTTGGCCTAGCTGACCATAGTTATTTCTCCCCCAAGCGTATATTTTCTTATCCGTTGTCCTCGCACCACTGGTGGAATGCCCAGCACTAAATTCTAACCAGTCAGTCAGTGCGCCTATCTGTACCGGAGAGCTTTTATCAGCGGTAGTTCCATCACCTAATTGCCCGTAGTTATTTCTCCCCCATGTCCACAACGTACCGTCAGTTTTAAGTGCAAGCGTATGTTCGTGCCCACAACTTACATCACTCCAATCAGTAAGTGCGCCGACTTGTACAGGAGAAGAAACATCGGTGGTGTTGCCATCGCCTACCTGCCCATAGTTATTTCTCCCCCACAGCCAGAGAGTTCCGTCTGTTTTAACTGCACCAGAGTGCCTGTAACTAGCCGCTGCATTTAACCAATCAGTAAGTGCGCCTACTTGAACGGGGGAGGAATAGTTTGTGGTATTATTCTGACCGAGTTGCCCATAATCATTCTTTCCCCAAGACCAGAGCGTCCCGTCAGTTTTAACGGCTACAGAGTAGTAATAGCCCCCAAAAAATTGTAGCCAATCAGTGAGAGCGCCGACCTGAACAGGAGAAGAATAGCTGGTAGTATTATTATGACCCAGCCCTCCATTGTTCCCACTAGCCCATGTCCAAAGAGCGCCATCGGTTTTTATTCCACCAGAGACATAAACACCAGCCGATAGTGTTAACCAGTTAGTTAACGCTCCTATTTGAACTGGCGAAGAATAGGTAGTGGTATTTCCGTGGCCCAGCATTCCTTGAGGGCCATAACCCCAAGACCACGCAGTACCATCTGCCTTAATGGCGAATGAATTATGAAACCTACCCCCTAACACTTTCAGCCAATTAGAAAGTGCGCCGACCTGAACTGGTGAGGAATAGTTTAAGGCATCATCTTGCCCTAACTGCCCCAAGTTGCCCCTACCCCAAGCCCACAGCTCTCCCCCCGGAGGCTTAGGCCAGTTATCAGCACCCTCGGCTTGCATAACAGTGGGTAGCTTCCACTTACCTGAGTAATTAGGCATCAGTTACCTCTGAATATAATTTCGTTTTCATATTATGATACTGTTTTAAGAGCCAGTTGAGTGATTCCACTAGCCGCTATAGGTAATACGCTCCAAGTAGTAAGTGCGCCGACTTGAACCGGAGATGAATAGCTAGTGCGATTGCCATGACCTAACTGACCATCGCCACCATCTGCCCACGACCAAAGTGTCCCATCAGTTTTAAGGGCATAAGAGGATTTTTGTACCGGAGCAATTTTACTCCATGTAGTGAGAGCGCCGACTTGTACGGGGGAAGAGTTAGTATCCTTATTGCCAACACCTAGTTGTCCATAGTTATTTCTACCCCAACACCACAGAGTACCGTCTGTTTTAATAGCCATTGTCCATCCAGCCCCACCACTATCGCTACCGGCTCTGACTTTACTCCATGTAGTAAGTGCGCCGACCTGTACCGGAGAGGAATAATCCGTGGTATTTCCTTGGCCTAACCCCCCTGAATCGTTACGACCCCATCCCCAAATAGTACCATCGGTTTTAAGGGCCATTGCGAACTTACCATTACAAGTAATTTTACTCCATGTAGTGAGTGCGCCAATCTGTACCGGAGATGAACGATCAGTGATAGAGCCGTCACCTAAGTTACCGTATGTGTTACTTCCAAACGACCAAATAGTGCCGTCTGTTTTAGTAGCCATTGTTACATAGGTACCACAGGCTACTTCTAACCAATCAGTCAATGCGCCGACCTGTACCGGAGAAGAAGTGTCGGTGGTATTGCCTTGTCCTAGTTGTCCGCTGTTGTTATACCCCCAAGCCCATAAAGTCCCATCACTTTTAATTGCAGCACTGTGACCCTCGTTTCCTCCTACAGTTGCCCAAGTAGTAAGAGCGCCCACTTGAACCGGAGAAGAAGTGTCGGTGGTATTGCCGTTACCTAACTGTCCAACATGATTTCTACCCCACGACCAAAAAGTTCCGTCGGTTTTAACAGCAAGTCCAGCCGTTCCCGAAACAACAGTAGCCCAATCAGTAAGTGCGCCGACTTGTACAGGAGAAGAATAGCTGGTGGTATTGCCTTGACCTAAAGCACCATAATTACCATTTCCCATACCCCACAGCTCTAGGGCTACGGCTGCTTGAAAACTATTACTTGCGGCACTTATACCACTTGGCCCGTAAGCATTAATAGCGGTAACAGTAGTAGTGTACGATTGGCCTTCAGTTAAACCTGTAATCGTAACAGGAGAAGATGCCGCAGTTCCCGTAAAGACCGCAGCAGTAACAGTGTCGGTAGCTACGGCCTCATAACTCGTTATCGCACCACCACCCACATCCGAGGGCGCAGTAAAAGCTATAGAGATTGCTAAACTGCCTCCTGAGGAAGCTGTCCCAATAGTGGGCGCATCCGCTACTAATAACGGATTGTAACCGGGACGTATAAAGCCGCCGAGAGTGTCACCTATAGGCATCGCCTACTCCTTACGAGATTTCTTCATAACTAATTGTGGCTACTAGATCACTAGCTGCGCCTGCAATACCACCTAGAGAAGTATCTTCTTCTAAGTAAATAGCAGTAGTCTTATCCAGCACAATAAGAGCAGAATCTGCGGGTACAGATATTGTTGAAGCAATAGCTACCCCTGTTCCACCTATATCATCTTCTGGATATAAATTAACTGTAATATCCGCAGCAGAACTACCATCTATATTGGTAATTATAAGCATATTAACTTTCAGAACCTTACTACTGCTGGCGGCGTTTGATAAGATTTCTGTAGCAGACGTACCAACAGCTACTTGTGCTGTTTTTGCGGTAATGGTTGCTACGTTTACTACATTAGGGGCTGACATTTATATATTTCTCCTTTTAACCGAAGACCATAGCCATCGCAATAGCTTTGCCTGTTGATGCTTTAGTGTCCATTTGCGTTTGTATTGCAGAAGTAACACCGTCTGAATAATTAAGTTCCGCTGCGGTAGCTGTTACATTAGTACCTCCAATATCAAGAGTAGTCAAAGAGACTTCTCCAGCTACTGTAACAATCCCGTCAGCTACTGTCATTAAATCTGTATCGTCAGTATGGCCTATAGTAGTGCCGTTTATAATAACATTATCAACTGTTAAGGTTGTTAAAGTTCCTAGACTTGTAATAGCACTTTGAGCAGCCTGTGTTACTGTTAGTGCTGTACCAGACGCATTGCCTGTTACGTTACCTGTTAATGGCCCTGCAAAGGCATCTGCTGTAACTGTTCCGTCAAAGAAAGCGTCTTTAAATTCTAGAGAGGCTGTACCTAAATCTATTTCATTATCAGTTACGGGATATAATGCTGATGAGGTTAAAGTTAGTCTTGCAGCATTATCTGCTTTAAAGTCAATTTCATTTGGTGTTCCAAAATCAATAGCAGTCTCAGAGTCTTCTCCCATTATTAAATCAGTAGCATATATAGAAGTAATTCCTGTCTGTGCTGCATCTACTGTAAATGTCATATCAAAAGGATCAGCATCTGAGCCGGGAGTTGTGTCTGTCCAGTTTGTAGTTATACCTGAACCAATAAACTTTACTTCTTCAGCATCTGAAATAGAGACTTCTGTACCATCATCATCTTCTAAGATAAATGATGACATTGAGCCTGAACCGCTTGTTTGGCTATCTACATAAGCTTTTACAGATTGCTGAGTAGGCACAAGAGTTGCACTATCTGTAGACATATCATCTTCATCAACCCAAGCAGTAACTCCTATTGTTCCATCAGAGAGTGTTCCAAAAGTTACTGTGCCAGAGGCGGTAACACCTGTGCTTGAAAGAAGGCCAGTAGAGGGATTATAAGTTAAATCACCATCAGACTCTAAACCTAAATTTCCTCCGTCAAGATCTCCACCTGCTGTAAAGATAATAGCATTAGTTTCATTTGTACTTTCATTATCTGTTATAGTTACTGTTGTTGCAATAGCGGCAGTACCCGAAGTATCTTGGTTTAGAGTTCCTATAACGAAATCTAAAGTATTATCACTATCTTCATAAGTTACTGTAATATTGGTTTCTGTATTGGAGCCAACCATAGCTCCTACTGTATCAGCGATATATTCGTTTAAGGCTGTTCCATCTACAGTATAAGCATCTGCTTCAAGAGTTCCATCAATGTCAGCATCACCTGATATGTCTAATGTGGCTGCATCTAATTCTCCTGATATAGTAATATCAGTGCCGCCTGTCATAGCACCATCCATTGCAACAGCACCATTAATATCTATAGTAGTAGCATTGATCTCAATCTCAGTATCAGCTACTAAATCTAATATTCCATCTGCTGATTGAAAAATATAAGTACCTGAATCACCAAATTGTAATTGATCTGTACTTGAAAGAAGTAAGCCTGTGTCGGCTACGTGAGTTAATGATACGTCTTGGTCATCTCCAAAGTTTATTACTGCTCCATCAGCTAGAAATAAATCACTAAATTCTAAAGCACTTGTACCAAGAGCTGCCCCATCTGAAGCATCAGGTACAAAAGCTGTAGTAGCAGTTATTGTTGTCCCTTGTACTGTACTAGAACCAGTTAAAGCCCCAGTAACTCCTAGTGTACCACCAATAGTTGCGTTTACATCGACTGTTAAAGCATCTGTAGTAACTGTTCCATCAAAATAGGCATCTTTAAATTCAACTGAGCTAGTACCTAAGTCTATATCATTATCTGTTACAGGTACTATTACTCCATCCTGAAATCTTACTTGTTCTACTGCCGCACTTGAAACTTCAACAAAAACTCCCCAACGATTATTTGAATCGTCAGCTACTATTTTATTTAAGAAATCCTGATCACCGATAGTATGAACATTACCACCTTCTGCGGCTGTACCATCATGCCTGTGTCCAGTAGTTGAACTAGAAGCATATGAAAAAGCAGTCAGAAGCTGATTAAATTCATCATTAAATAATGCAGCAGTAATCGTATCTCCGTCTGAAAAACTGCTTTGTCTAGTATAACTTGTAGCCATTATTATCTCCTACCAGAAGGTCTATAATCTATATAAAATCCATTAATTGAATAAGGTGCTTTAGTATCTTGACTAAATATCTTTAAAGCTAGGCTGTGTCCACTTCCCTGTACTGCTTGTCTAACCATTGGGTCTGCTGAAGCTCCAAAATAAGCATCTCCAAACTCGGCTGCTCCAAAGACAGCAGGAGTAGGGATACTATCTAATTGAATATTAGATGGTTGTAATTTATTAAGATCATCGTAATCATAAGATACTTTTAAAGAAGGCTGTACTGTACCTTCAGGGGTCATAGATATTTTTACATAGTGCATTGATTTTAATGTGCCTGCATCTCCAAAATCAAAATTAGGTGTTTTATATCTAGCATTTATATTTGTTTGTGTTCCTGCTGGATTAAAGTCGTTGCCAGTATTATGATTATATACATATCCTTCTGTATCTCCATGATATACTTTTTCTATATTAGAATAGTTAAATCCTGACGTTAAGCCGTGTGCTTTAATACCTGTAGTTTGTGACCACTCAAATCCTTCTGGTGTCATTGTTCCTATAATTCCCAATGAAGTAGCTGTAGCTCCTGAAGTAGAACTATAAAATAGTCTATATTGTGATTTGCTTCTTAATACTGCACTAGTTATTACATATGAATCTATTGAAGCAGCTAAGGTAGAAACAACAGATTGTATATTTCTAGATACAGAACTTAATTCTACGTCACCAATACGTGCTGTACCTGCAACAAGACGAAATCCATCAGGACTTAAAAATATAAGATCGCCACCTATTTCTTGAATACTGTGTCCATCTAAACAACCTACGTTCTTAGTAATAGGTGTTATGGCTATATTACTAGCATCATTTATATTAGATAATTTATAGATACTATTCTTACAGAAGATAATTAAATCTCCTCGAAAGCTTTTTAATCCTACTACTTGATCATCTAATACAATGCTTCCAGAACCTGAAGCAGTAAAATCATTTATATCACTTGTGCCACTATAATAAATTGTATTAAGTGCTGTAGCTGCTCCTGCTACTACTAAATGCTTATCGTGCATTACACAATATTTAGGATAAACAACACCACTTACTGTAATCTCTTCATAGAAAAAGGTTCTACCAGATAATGCACCAGTACCTGTCATTTTGAAAAGAGCAGGTTTAGCAGAAGAACCTTTATCAGTAATTACTAACTCACCATAAATACTACTTCCTTCATATACAGCAAAAGAAGCCTGTTGCTGATTTGTTCTTGCTGCTGTGCTTCTTCCGGTAAATGTAGAATAATCATCTCCACTACTATCTACGCTTGAACGATTTATTTGTAGCCAAGTTACTCCATCTAAAGTAAAATAAATATTTGTACCCG